TACAACAATCTCTTTGGATAATCTTAATAGACTTTGTGCAGTTCTGGAAATGCAACCAAGAGACATTATAAAATATGTAGAAACTGATAGCGATAGAGAAAAAATAATCTCTAAAATAAGTGAAAAAAATATTGACATTCACTAAAATTAGAGATATAATTGTAGCTGTAAGGAAACAAAAACCTTATAGGCTATAGAAAGGAGAAAATATGGAAGATATGAAAGAATTTGTAGCATATGCAAGAAAACTTTTAAGAGTCATTAACAAGATCGAAAAATATCTTGAAAATGGCGAATCCGAAAAAGCTCTTGAGTTGGTCAGAGAGTTAAAAGAGGACACACAAAAAGACATCGAAGCATAACGGAAACGGGGCGAGCAATCGCCCCAAACAATAAAGGGAGGGCAAAAAATGAAATATTATGTAATCGAAAACCGCAATGTAGGGCTACATGGGGCGCCAAGTTTTGTAAAAACTGTATTATTCAGCGGAACAGAAAAAGAATGCGCTGAATTTGAGGCAGAAAAAAGAAAAGAGTATACGGATCGGACTATTGTTGATTGTTATACTATTTCTGAACAAAAAATTGAAGAAGCGAAAAAGTTTAATGAATTTTGGAATTCATTAACACCGGCAGAAAAAAAGGAAACGATTGCAGTAAATGGGAAAACTTATTTCAAAAAAGCTTACGAGTATCACAATAAATAATAATAAGCCCTTTGGCAAATTCCAAGGGGCTTATATCATGCTTTTTGTGGCGGCTTTTAGGACAGGTACAGAACTGCCGCCGAAGTCCTGACATAATTATTCATAGCACAATATCGTCAAAAAGTCAACGACAATTTTTTGCTTGACTTTTTGAAATCATTCTGTTATGTTCGATATAACGAAGCCGACGGAACTCAGGAAGGGGCAGGGCTGACAAAGCGGAATCGTAACTAAATATGAAAAAAATATAGCCAGATCACACCGGAACAGATGCCGGAAGGTCTGGCTTTTTGTGCGTTCAAAATGCCCTATTATAATATTATATATATTAATATTATGGATTATGAATATCTATAATTATAGTTATTCCCTGTCCCTTCCTAGATTCCAGAGGCTGAGTTGATTAATATAATATTGTATATAGTATATATAATATACATAGATATAGTATATAGTGTTGTATGAGATTAACTAAAACTTTTTAAAAAATGGTTGACAGAATAACAACTTGTATGTTAATACTGTTAATAGAGATACAGATACAGACCGAAAGCGAGAACGAACCGCTGGAGGACTGAACCGGTTAGCTACTGGACAACGAACCAGAGCCGACCGGATTTTTTTATTTATAATGATTTAATAGATTAACGTTATAAAGTGAGGTGATACAGTGAAGGATTCAAATACTATAACAACATCCCAAAATATAGAGGTATATGAAAACAAAATATGGTTATTGGTAGATGAATATATAAACACTGTATTATGCATACATCAAGAAGATTATGACAATATAGAAAAGTATAAGAAAGATATAGCTAATAATCGTATTGATATGTTTTTTTATATTGCTGATCGTATTGAAAAACCAAGTAATAATGATATAGAACTATTAGACAGTATATTTAATATATATATACGTGTATGTGGTAGATATAGTATATCGCCTACTTTGCAGATGTTTGGAATATTAGTTGGAATTAATAACATGACGTTTAGCGATTGGGCGAACGGAGACTACAGAACCGCCTCAACACATGGCATAACGGTCAAAAAATGGAAAGAAACATGTGGAGCCTTTGCGTTGGATAAATTACACAACCAGGACGGTACGAATGCCAACTTGATATTTGCTTGTAAAGTAGCTTACGGCATGGCAGAGACGGCACCAATTCCAGCAGGGCAGCAACAAGGCATACCACAGCAGACAGCGCAGCAGATCGCAGACAAGTACAAGGACGTTCTGGAGCTTCCAGAGATGGAAAAGCCGGAGTTATAACAGCGTGGAACGTACACAAGATCGTTGAAATGTACGCAGAGCACGAACAAACAGACCAAAAAAGGGCAGGCATAGCAGTATTTGGTAGATATGCACATATATAACAGTTGAATTTGTGCATGATGTATAGCAAATCAAAGCAATCTATCGAACAAATCTGTGTTTGTCGTATAGATGAAATGATAAAGTCATTGGCACTCTATTGACCATTGCCGAAGACATCCGAGAAACAGCGTTAAGACCGGGACAGTGGAAACCAGAAACAGACCCGGGAGGGGGTGTATATGGATGCCCCGAACGGCCTAATGAGTGCCCCGACTGCCCCAAAATTTAAAAAACGCCCTTTTAACAACAATCCCTCAACATGGCAAAAATAGTGATTGCAACACGACAAGCCATAAGCCTTAATGGTTTCTCAGCCAGAAGAAATAAGGCAATATCAGAAAGGCAGGTATGAGAATGAATAGAATGATGATTTTTAGCAACCCAGAATTTGGAAATGTAAGAACGGTGACAATAGACGGGAATCCGTGGTTTGTTGGTATAGATGTAGCGACAGCCCTCGGGTACCAAAATGGTAGTCGAGATATTCAAAGACATGTAGAAAAAGAAGACAAAGCAGAAGTTCCATTCTATGACGGGAATCAAACAAGAAATATCATTGCAATTAATGAATCCGGGCTTTATTCGCTGATTTTTTGTAGCAAGCTTGAAAAAGCAAAAGACTTCAAGCGTTGGGTAACAGCTGAGGTTCTTCCCTCTATTCGAAAAACAGGAAAATACGAAGTTGGACAGAAAATTGATTCCTACCAGATTAGCGATCCGATTAAACGTGCTGAGAGATGGATTGAAGAACAACGAGAAAAACAGCTGCTTGAGCAGAAAGTAAGAGAGCAGAAACCTAAAGCGGATTATTTCGATAGCCTTGTAGATAGTAAATTACTTACAACGTTTCGCGATACAGCTAAAGAGTTTCATATGTCGCCTAAATCATTCACACAATGGCTAATAGACAACAAATACATTTATCGTGATAAACAGAAAATGTTAAAGCCTTATGAACAGCACAGAAAATCTGGTCTGTTTCAGATGAAAGATTTTTCAACGCCTTTCGGATACTCAAATGTTCAGACATATATTACCGTCAAAGGCAAAGAAACATTTCGATTACTTCTGCAAGGACAGGGAGCTATTCCAGTATGAAGAAAATGAAATACAATCCCGAAGGCGAATCCATCCGCATCCGGTTGCCGTACCAGCTAGAACGAAAACTCATAGCTGAGAAGAACCGAACCGGCAAAAGCATATCACAGATTACCCGTGAAGCACTGGCAGAATATTTTCGAAAGAGGTAGGTAAATGTCGATACTCGAAAAAATTTTCAAAAATAAAAAAGGCGATTTTGGAAAGGAACGAAACGAATGAATAGAAATGAAAAAGTTTATTATGTGTACGTAGAAAACGGAAAAGCAGTTATTACAGAGGAAGCACCGGACTTCGATAAAGTTCACGATTACATGCTAGTGAAAGCGGATGGAATCGAGCTTTTTATGGGAGTACATAAGAACCAGGACGATTTAATGCTTCCAGATAAACCGATTGATGTAGCGACTATGCTGATTGATGCCGAAGTAAGTGCTAATTTAGGGGATAAAGGAACATTAACTTGCCCGAAATACGACTCAAATCAGCTCAGAGAGATTGCAGAACATCTTCTAGCGTATTGCAATGCACAAGAAAGGGGATGTGTAGATGCCTGTTGTAAGAATTATAAATCCGAGTCCGTATGATTGGATGGGGACACAGTGCTTTATTGACGGACATGAAGTCCCAAGAGTAAAGTCTGTTGATTTCCATGTTGCAATTGATGAAGTTCCGACATTTGTATTCGAGATGATGGCAGAGCCGTATATTGAAATGGAATGTCTGGCACAAATTAGTTTCACTTCTCAATCAATTACTGATGCAGTTTCAGTTTTAAGGCATGAACTGTTACAACACGGGGAAATTTACCACGGCTTCAAAGCAAGCCTAAAATCGGCTTTAGAGCGTTATAATTATTGCGGCTTGCCATTTGAGCCGGAAGAAGAAATCGCAGAGAAGATACTTAATTTTATGATTGGAGAGGAAAAATGAGATTACCATTAACGATCATTGCTGTAGCAATCAACATAATAGTGTTCACAACGTTGGCTGCATTCCTTATGACGCAAATTAACGAGCAGAAAATACCGATGTTTTCTACTTTCTTCTTTACAGTGTTGGAATTAGGACTCATTCTGAATACCATATTAATCTGCACAGCGAGGTAAAAATATGCTTTTAGCATTTCCTGCGAGGATTATTCCGTTTTTTATCATAGAACGGGTTAAACCTATAATCAAACCGGAAGGATACGCTTGCCCGATTGTGGAGCGGTACGCAAGCAAATATTCTTTACATCCAACTTAGTGTAAAAAAATTTCTGTAGTCGATTATATTAAATTCGATTTTCTCCACATATATATTGTTTGCATTGCAGAAATAGTAATTATATCACACACAATTCTTTCTCCTGCTTTTGTAATGGTGCGGAGTGGGAGAAAGATTTTAGGGCTATCGCCAAGTGGTAAGGCACAGCACTTTGACTGCTGTATTCGCGGGTTCGAATCCCACTAGCCCCGTTTGCCAGGTTGCGCATGTACCTGGCAATGGTTTATTTCACATAGACCCTCCGATACCCATCTAGCTCAACGGAGCTGCCTAAAGGGGCTTCAAACGTCCCGGATGGGATTCCCGTATAGGTGACAGCAAAACCAAAAAAGGGAGCCTTTGTTGCGACTGGTGGCAAAGAATCGCAACAGTAGAAAATATGGCTTTGAGGTGCTGGTAATATTTTCTACTCAGGAAATTTAGTTCAGTGGTTAGAACGCCCGGCTCATAACCGGGAAGTCCTGAGTTCGAATCTCAGAATTTCCATTTCTTCCATATGCTGCCCATCCGTTTTATGGGCAGAAAAAACTTTCGGATGAGCGTATGTGAATCAGAATGAGCAAAGATATGTAACGGCATAGGCTTGTGCTTGATCTGATTTCCCGTCCGATGAATGTTTCTTAGTTTCAATAAGCCATCACAAGCGCGCATTGATGACAAGGGAGTTTTCAAGAAGCATAAAATAGCCCAAAAAGGCATAATAATATCCGAAACAACTCTGTGTGACTGACACAGCATAAAACAGCCTAGTGGAAAGCATAACACGATAAACATATTGCTAACCCGGGAATCCGGGTTTTGGGAGAATATTCCGTAGAGGTAGCGGGGCAGACTGTAAATCTGTTGCCATTGTGGTTCGGATGGTTCGACTCCATCTTCTCCCACTGCCCCAGTTTGTCGGTTGTGGGAAACCGACGGAACATGTCTGTGTTCTTTACTGCAAATAATTTTATAGGTTCAAATCCTGTTGGGGCAATTATGTGATGCTTACAGCAATTCATCTGGACATAACTGCTAATTATGAAAACCAAAAGCATCATGAAAAAATTATGGGACACTTACAGCAAATTATTCCTTAAATAAAATCTTAGGCGAATATTTTATAATTCATTTTATTTCTTGTGTCCTGAAAGGAGAAGAATATGGATTTCGCAAACGCAATGAAAGAGGAAGGCAAATTCATAAGAACCGAAAATGGCGCAGTTGCGCTGAATACCACAAGTGATGCAAGGCTTGATCTATTCGGAACTATTGGTGCATTAAGAGATGCCGACGAGAATAGAATCACTACATTGTTCTCAGAAGCGTATGCACAGGACAAACTTTTTGCAACAAAGATAATTTTCTATGCAAGAGATATTCGTTGCGGACTTGGAGAAAGAAAAACTTTCCGAACCATTATTCGTTATATGGCGGAACATCATCCAGAATCACTTAGACCGAATCTTGATTTGATTGGAATGTTTGGAAGATACGATGATCTTTATGAATTGATTGGAACGCCACTGGAAGATGATATGTGGAAGACCATGAAAAATCAGTTTGAGGGAGACTTGAAGAATCTTAATGAGGGCAAAACAATTTCTTTGCTTGCTAAATGGATTAAGACGGCTGATGCAAGTAGCACAGAGACTAGAAAATTAGGAATTCTGACTGCACAGAAGTTAGGCTACCCGGTTTACAACTTTAAGAGAATCGTTCGCAATATGAGAAAACAGATAGGCGTTGTCGAAAGCCTCATGTCTGCCGGTAAGTGGAACGAGATTAAATATCCAGAAGTTCCAAGTCGTGCAATGATGATTTATCGTAGAGCCTTTGCGAAGCATGATCCAGATGGATTCAGCGAATTTATCAATAAAGCCGACAAAGGAGAAGTTAAAATCAATGCTTCAACCTTGTACCCATATGACATCGTGGAGAAAATTCTTTACGAAAAAGAAAACAACAAAGTTCTTGAAGCACAGTGGAAAGCACTTCCAGATTATGTTGAACAGGGAACAAATGCACTGATAATGGCTGATGTATCTGGCTCAATGTATGGAAGACCAATGGCAACATCAATCGGTTTGTCAATATATTTCGCTGAAAGAAATACGGGTGCATATCATAACTTGTTTATGACATTCTCTAGCAATCCACAGATTGTCACATTAAAGGGCGAAACACTTCACCAGAAAATAATCAATGTTGCAAAAGCAAATTGGGGCGGTAGCACAAACCTTAAAGCTGCATTTGAGAAAGTACTCGATATTGCTGAAGAGAACAACGTTTCGCAAGAAGAGATGCCGAAAGCTATAGTTGTTATTTCTGATATGGAAATTGATTACTGTGGAAATAAGGACTGGTCTTTCTATGACAAAATGGCAAGCAAATTCCGAAAAGCCGGATACATCATTCCGAATATTATCTTCTGGAATGTCGACAGCAGACATGATGTGTTCCATGCAGATGCTACAAGAAAAGGTGTGCAGCTTGCAAGTGGTCAGTCGGTAACAGTATTTAAACAGGTATTACAGAATCTTGGATATAATCCGATTGAGGCTATGGAAAACACAATCAATTCAGAGAGATACGATTGTATCACTGTTGAATGAAATATAAGGTGAAAATCAACCCAGTTTCTAAGCTGACCGTTAAAGGCGGTGCATGGTGCATTGCTGTAATGGTATCAGAGTAGGTTGCTAACCTATCCAACAGAAATGTTGTACACGTTCGAATCGTGTATGCACCGCTTCATCTACCATGAGTAGATAGGAAATCCGACTTTAGCATAGCTATTGTTGGTTTTCGGAATGTAGCTTAGTCGGTTAGAGCACACTGTAAAAGTGAGGTCGCAGGTTCGATTCCTGCCTTTCCGATTCCTACGAATTGCCATCGTAGGAATAAATTGCTCCTAAGGTATAGTTTGGTTTCCAGTGCTCCACGTTGGGTGGCTAGTTACGGTTCAAGTCCGTGTGCTGGAATTTTTGTTTTAAGGAGATAAGCATGGAAGACAATTATAATTTATACCAAGGTGATTGCTTGGAATTGATGAAAAATATTCCGGATAAAAGTATAGATATGATTTTGTGTGATTTGCCGTATGGTGTTACTCAGAATAAATGGGATTCTGTCATTCCACCCGAATTGCTTTGGACTCAATACAACAGAATTGTTAAAGCAGATGGGGCAGTGTGCTTGTTCTCTCAAATGCCATTTACTGCAAAACTTGTCACAAGTAATGGCAAGAATTTCAAGTATATATGGACATGGTACAAACATTATGCCAGAAATTTTTTGAACGCAAAAAAACAGCCTTTAAGAACTACAGAACACATATGCGTATTTTATGAAAAGCAATGCACGTATAATCCACATATGAGAATCGGTAAATTGAGAAAAAAGGGGAACAGTTCAAAGCAAAGTGAATGTTACGGAAATTATAAGGCTACCAACGCTTTTAATAACAAGTATTATCCGACAGATATTCTTGATTTTACTGGCGTGCCTGTAAACGAATTGAAACACCCAACACAGAAACCGGTTCCACTTCTTGAATATTTAATCACAACATACACTAATGAGGATGAAATTGTATTAGATAACTGCATGGGTTCGGGATCAACAGGCGTGGCTTGTGTAAATACACATCGTAAATTTATTGGCATGGAACTTGATGAAGAATATTTTAATATCGCCAAAAAACGAATAGGGGAGGCATGATGCATGGAAGAAAAAGATTATTGTTGTACATGCAAATGGTACGCAACATACGAAGGTGTCTGCTGTAACGGTGACAGTGAACATTATGCAGACTGTAGATGTCTAGACGATTGTTGTAAGTACTGAGAGGGTGTTGAAAATGAGTAAAATATCAGTGTTGTACGTGGCGGTTGATTATAAAGATGCAGATTATTTTTTGATAAAATTATTTAATAAAATACATAACAAAACATCAATAGTGCGGTTCAATAGGAAAACATTTATTTTGGAAACAGAAACATGTACTGTAGGAATTTTCATTATTAATTCACCTCATAGAACAAAAACACTTCGTGATGCAGCTAGTTATTTCTTACAAAGTGACAAACCGTTTGAAATGAGGATAAGTAGAATTAATGAACTATATAATTCTTTGCAATATAAAAATTTATGGCTTGGAATCAATGCGAAGGAAATTACAGAAGAGCAGATTATTAAACTGCTGATATACGGAGATGCGGAATGAAGGTCTTCGGTAAAGAAATCAACGATGAATGTTCCAAGTGCGGGAATATCCTTGAGTGTGAATTGTTCCGTCAAGGACATGGAATAAAACAGGAACGTGAGAATGTAGCAAAGATGATCGCGTGCCAGATGAAACATAAGGAAGACAGGGAGAAATGAAATTATGGAAAATAATTTATCGTTACGAGACAAACGTAAATGTCCATTTTGCGGAGGAATAGTAATCAATACAGGAGCGGATATCTTTGGTGGCGACGTAGATGCTGCAGGTTTGAGAACTGATGCAGAATGGATTTGTACAAACTGCAAAACTGAATTTAATAGTGAATTTTTTCTCGAATCTGATAGGATTAAGACGATTTATAACGCAAAGGTCACATTACTTGATAAAAAAGATTGTCAACCTAACATTCTTGGAGAATTAGATAATGATAGAGGAATATGGTGATATAAAATGATTAAAATTTTAGTTCCCGGAACATTAAAAAGAATAAATTGCGGAAAATGCGGAGCAGTGTTGCAGTACGATGAAAAAGAAGATGTTAAAGAAGAATGCATAGAAAATATGTTTTCTACAAATATGCCATCTGGACGTGGACGTAAGCAGAAATATATCATATGCCCACAGTGCAAGAATAAAATAGTTACGTGGTCTACAAGATAGGAGAAGATGCCATGATTAAGAAACTCTGCAATCTTTACATAAAACACAAGACAAAAAATCTCACGAGGATTCCATTGTTCACAATGATGTTTGACTGGAAGAAGTTTCAAGAGGACGGAAAAAAGGGAAGTTGTTTACTGTATGTGATTCATCCAGATATCGCAGAAGATTTAGTTTTGCGTAAGAAACTGTGCGACTGTGTAGATTATATCCGTAACAATTACGATATGGAAATGTTTACAAAATTTTAGCGGAATGAATTTCAGGTGAACGGTATTGAAAAACAAAACAATTTTGGAATTGGAAAAGGAAAATAAAAGACTTGCAGCCAAAAACAAAGAACTCGAAAAAAAACTCGAAAAAGCCAATTCGATTGTTATGGCATATACAAATGAGTTGCAAACCAGAGAAGTTATAAAAGGCGTTTGGGATACGCAATTGCCACTGATATCTTCTCCAATCTGATACGGAGCACAGTAAACAATGGTACAGTGATCAGCATCAGTCCGATTGCATCACAATCAATCAGCTTCAGACAGCATTGGACGTAATAGTTGACCGATATGCAAATCTAAGAAAGGTTCATGGGGTGAGATGATATGGAAGAGTTTAAGACAAAAGATGGAGTGATAAAAATCAAAGAATCGGTTTCGCTTAATAAATGGGAGTTTCCGATTTGCACAAGAGGAAGAATTGAAACAATTAAAAGACTGTCGAAAAAAGGACTATCTTTTTCTGGTGCTGCACATATTATATGCAAACAGAGAGCTTTTTTTAATAATGAATTTACGCAACAATCGAACGAACAGATGCTTGTTGATGCTTTACGATATAAAAATGGTTGCGTGAAAGTAACAACCAAAAAACTAATATTGGAAGAACCGTTCTATGATGTGGAACAAAACAAGACATTGATTTACGGGATTGAAGCCAATGGAGAATATGACGTATCAAATAATTATCTGAGAATGCATGGAATACCTGTAGCACGCAGAGTTGCAGGACGCAAAGGAGTGAGGAAGCATGAAAGATAATGCATATTTACTTAGCAGTCCTTGGATAGGAGTCGCTCAAATCCTATATCTTTCTTCAGGAGCGTTTAAAACATGCATTGCTTCGTATAACAATAATTATCTTAAAATGCACGGAAAACATAAAATAAGACAGATTGCCGGGAGAAAGAGAAAAAGAAAATTCAATAATCAATTCAGCAAAAACGTAAGAAATAAAATGAGGATTTATCTCAAACGGAAACATAAAGGTATTAAACATAAAAAGAATAGGAGATTAACGTGAGCATCAAATCAGCATTTGAATCTGAGGGGATAGATTTTTCTCAGGTAATGAATCCACCGGAGCCGTGGGACGGACGGGCATTAATAAAAAATATCAATGGCAAACTGTGGTATTGTTGTCCTTTTTGTGAGAAGAAAGCACTTCTGATTAGCCCAGAGACAAAAATTCGGCATCTTAAATTGAAGTGCAAGGGTAGCAACTGCAAGAAAGAGTTTGAGGTGAATGTATGAACACTTGTTATGATTGTGCGTACTCAAAAATTGAAACCAATGGTAGTCGCAGATTTCTTTCTTGTTGGATTTTTGCAAAATATTTCCATGTTCCGTTCTCATTTCCAACACCAGATATATGTGATGTATTTCAAAAACGAAGTGGATTCTCTGCATTAGAAGCATTTACACCTGAGGAAAAAGAGAAATACTTCGCAATATATCGGAAATTGCCTTCTTATAATCCAGAAGTAAGTCCAGAAGAATTTTTTGAAGGTATGGACAGCGGATTTTTCGGAATATATCCGAAAAACACTTCGGACATTGTTAAAGCTATTGATTCTATAAAGGTGCCTGATGAAGATGTTATTAAAACAGTTGCCAGCGATGCGGAAGAACTTCAAAAGACTAAACCTGTGGAACTGGACGAACTTTCGGAAGAAACCAAGTTTAGAATTT